GAGATCTCATCTCCATCAGCAAGTTGGCGAGCTCTTACCCATCCAGTGCGAGTCATTGCTTTAACTTCATTAGGGTATTGCTCTTTCCATTTAATAGCTTTCTTTGCAGCCGCAACCGCACCAGCAGGAGGCTGAAACTTTCTTTCTTCCTCTTTGATAAAATCTTTAAACGGGATCATATTAATGTTATTTATAATGTTGTATATATAAATTAGAGTGTGGACATATAACGGTAAAGAATTTACAACTGAGATGATCGAGGATTATGTTGGGTTTGTTTACTTGGTAACTTTCGATGATGGAATGAAATATATCGGAAAGAAAAAATTCTGGAGTAAGGTGACTCGCCCTCCGTTAAAAGGAAAGAAAAGAAAGCGCAGATCTTTAAAGGAATCTGATTGGAAAACTTACTGTGGATCAAGTGAAGCTGTTAAAGAATTGATAGAAGAGAATGGCTTAGATTCTGTCAAACGAGAGATATTACACTTATGTAAAGGAGCAGGAGAACTCTCCTACATGGAAACAAAGGAACAATTTGATAGAGAAGTTTTATTACGCGAGGATTATCACAATGGCATTATCGGCTGTCGTATTCATCATTCTCATGTAAAGCGGCTTAAAAAACAATGAAATATAATGCAATAATAGTATTTACAAACCCTCAATTTTAGTATATAATATTAATAACAAAGTAAACAATATATGATAATTATCGACTTCTCAGCAATATCAATCGCATCAGTATTTTCTCAACCAGCAAATACTTTAGATGAATCCATGATTCGCCACTTTATTCTTAATTCATTAAGGATGTATAATGTAAAATACAGATCAGAATATGGCGAGATGGTTATCGCTTGCGACCATAAAAGTTGGCGCAAATCCGTTTATCCAGAATATAAAGCGTCTCGTAAAAAAACCCGAGAGAAAAGTAATATTGATTGGACAGAAGTTTTTGGTATGATTGATAAAGTAAAACAAGAGCTTATGGAGTTTTTCCCTTATCCTGTGGTTCATGTTAATGGTGCAGAAGCAGATGATATTATTGCTACACTTGTTGAAAGCACTCAGGAGTTTGGTAAACATGAAAAGGTAATGATTGTTAGTTCTGATAAAGACTTTATTCAATTGCAGAAATATTCAAATGTTAAACAGTTTAGCCCAGGCCAAAAGAAAGCAGTTACCGATCCTTCTCCTGCGATGTATTTGTTCGAGCATGTTCTTAGAGGCGACGCTGGTGACGGCGTTCCAAACGTTCTATCAAGCGATGATACTTTTGTTACAGCAAAACGCCAAACTCCTTTAAGTAAAGTTAAGATTAAAAAATGGCATGAAGAATCAAAGACTAAAGATCTAAAAGATGTCCTTGACGAAAATACATATAGGAATTACATACGTAACCAAACTATGATTGACCTATCAAAGATTCCCAGCGAAGTAGTGCAAGATATCCAAGCCGAGTATCAAAAAGAAGAAAACCAAAAAAATGATAATTCAAAGATACTGAATTATCTAATTCAAAATAGATGCAACCAGCTCGTAAATTGTGCTGATGAATTCTTTATAAAATAATATAACAACTATGAAAAACCAAACATCGAAAAAATTTGTAACGCGTTTACCGCATGAAACTCTTGAAAAAGTTCAGGCGTCCAATAATGTTAAAGATCGAGTAAAAATCCTACAAGAGGATGCTACCTTTGCTTTGAAGACAATTCTTCAAGTTAACTTTAGAGAGGATATTACTTTTGATTTTCCAGAAGGAGCACCTCCTTATAAGAAAGATGAAAGCAATGTCCCTGGGCAACAATATAGATCTATTGAAAAATCAATTTCATCATTAAAAAATCTAGTAGCACAAAATAAAGCAGTTCCTACTTTTAAAAAAGAAGCAGGCCTTATTAGATTGCTAGAATCAGTTCATCCAAAAGATGCAGAGATTCTAATTGCAATGAAAGATAAAGATCTTAAAAGTCTATATAAAGGTATTACTTTGTCAACCGTTCAAAAGGCATTTCCTAATTTAAAGTTAGTTGCAGAATAATATGACATATGAATATACATGTTTAAGCTGTGAAGAACGATGGGATGGCCGTTATCCTGTAGATGATAGAGATATACCTTTAAGTGAGCCTTGCCCAAAATGCGGAGTTGAAGGACAGGTTAAAAGAGTTCCAACCGCGGTTCGAGTTTCATATGAAGGTTTTCAAAGCCCTATTACAAGAGCTGGTGGAGAATGGAATGACGTGCTTAAATCTATTAAAAAGGGAGCAGGTAAAAAATCCACTATTGAAACTAAATAATGTCTCTACGATCTTTATTATCAAAACCAATTAGAGGGACTACTTTTAATCATTTACCTACTTCAATTGGTTATGATGATTTGNTTTGCGAAACTAAAACATCTGGCAGAAAATATATAACTCCAGAAGGAACCGCATATCCAAGTATTACAACTGTTCTCGGTTCTTTAAGTAAAGAAGGAATCGAAGCTTGGAAGAAACGAGTGGGCGAAGAAGAAGCTAATCGAATTTGTCAACATGCATGCACTCGTGGAACAGCTATGCATGAAGCTATTGAGAGATATCTTAATAATGAAGAAGACTGGTTTACTCCAAATGAGATGCCAAACGTTAAAGCGCTGTTTAATGCGGTTCGCCCGATTCTTGATGAAAGAGTAACTAATATATATTTACAGGAAGGCGCTCTTTATTCTGATCATTTAAAACTTGCGGGCCGTGTTGATTGTATCGCTGAGTTTGATGGAAAGCTTTCAATCATTGATTTTAAAACCGCAAGACAAGCTAAGAAGAAAGAATATATTAGTAGTTACTTTATGCAAGCTTCTGCATATGCTATTATGTTTGAAGAAAGAACTGGTATACCAATAACACAAACAGTAATTCTAATGGCTGTTGATGATTCGCCCACACCAATCGTATTTAAAGAGAAACGCGATAACTATACAAAACAATTAATTGAAACTATACAAAACTACTATGACACAACCCGATAACAATAAAAGAAATGAAAGTGAACCATCATTAAAAGAAATAATATCGCCACGCCGTAACGATCCATTCGTTACTGACTATGGTACAATTTCTGATTTTTATATTTCATCTCAGATCGGTCCAGCTTCAGATTATATTGATTGGTTTCAAAGGATTCGTGCATCTCGTGAATCGGATATTCTTCGCTTCCATATTAATTGCACCGGTGGGGATTTATTTACAACCATTCAATTTATACAAGTTCTTTCAGAGACTAAAGCAACAGTTGTTATGTGTGTTGAAGGTTCGTGTATGTCAGCCGCAACTCTTCTATTTTTAATGGGAGACGAATTTACAGTATCTGATCATAGTGTATTTCTTTTCCATAACTACTCAGGTGGTGTTGTTGGAAAGGGCGCAGAAATTTATCATGGAGTAATGCATGAAAGAAAATGGACTGAAAAGCTATTACGTGAAGCTTATGAAAACTTTCTTACTGAGGAAGAAATTTCCCAACTTCTTGAAGATAAAGATATTTGGATGGATGCTCAAACCGTCGTTACCAGGTTAAAAGAAAAAGGAACAAAGAGTGATGATACACTAGTCAAGCCAAAAAAGAAAACGTCTAAAAAGAAAACCACTAAGAGAAAAACAATTAAAAAGAAATCATAATGAAACATACAAATATTAATAAACCAGATTACCACTTTAAACGGCGCTTAGCTTTTGGTATATTGGATGCAGTTGGCAAAGAAGAGTTAGATGAATTTCAAAAGGAGATTATGATTGATATTTCGGCTGAGTATGAATTTATTAAAAACAAAACTAGCAATTTATCAAAAATGCAACGCGATCAAATTGAACAAGCATATGTGGGTATTCAAAATACTTTAGCAAATCAAGAAGAAGACCAATTAAAAGAGGTGGAGGAAGAAGAGTAATGAAAACTTTAATATTAGCAACAAGTAAATTTTGCGGTCCTTGTAAACTTTTAAAAAGTGAGTTTGAAAAGAAAGGTATCGATATAGAATATAAAGATTCTATTGAAGATGTAAACTTTTTTATTGAAAATAAAATTAAAAGTGTGCCGACATTAGTGTTAATAAACGGTGATAAAATTATTGGAGCTGAAGCTATTATGAAAAGTTTGAAGGAACATTATATTTGATAAATAATATTATATCAAAGGTGACGTTGATATATTAATTCACTTATAATATAAATAATACTATGTCAACCAATATCGATTTGCATGCCGACAAAGGCAGCACTTTTTCTGTGGCCGTCAATGTTGAAAACAAAGACGGCTCTGCTTTTGATTGTACCGGCTACAATGTTAGAGGACAAGTTAGGAAAACTTATAAATCCGAATATGGAGTAAACCTTTCATGTGATTATATTGATCAAGCTGATGGTCTTATAGGTTTATCATTGACCTCAGAAGAAACCGCTGCTATGAAGGCCGGGCGGTATTATTATGATGCTGAGATTTTTAGTGACAGCGGCACAGTAATTAGAGTTTTAGAAGGTATCTTCGAAGTTAGCCCACGTGTTATTAGTGAGACTTCGGACTTGGGGCTGGGCGATAATACCGATCCAGTACCCGATTCGCATGCACTTAGGAGAGACAATCCTCATCAAGTTGCTCCCGATCAAATTGGACTAGGCAACGTAGATAATACAGCCGATGCAACCAAACCCGTATCTGGACCAACACAAGCTGCTTTAAATTTAAAAGCAGATCAATTAACTACATATACTAAAACAGAAGTTGATACAAAAGTTACTAATTTAATTGATTCCGCGCCCGGTGCATTAAATACTCTTAATGAATTGGCTGAGGCTCTTGGCGATGACGAGAATTTTGCATCTACTGTCAACTCGGCTATTGCTAGTAATTCAAGTGGAATAACAGCTTTAAACAGTCATGCCTTAAGTAAAACCAATCCGCATGATGTTTCTTTAGAACAGTTAACTGATGTTGATTTTCTTTCAAATCCGCCGGCGCAGGGCCAAGGTATTCTCTATGATACAGATTCTCAAACATGGGTAGCTGCAGATATTGAGGGTGGTACAGGAACAGGTGGCCCAGTAGAATTAACTGACCAAACTCATTCTATATATGTTTCTAAGACTGGTAATAATATTAACCAGGGTTTAAATATTGATGATGCAAAATTAACAATAACCAGTGCTGTGAATGCAGCGCAAACTTTAATAGCTGAACCAGGGTTTGTAGGAAGTGTAAGAATTGATGTTTTAGATGGTGGCAGATACTTTGAAGGAAATGTAAACATTTCAGATAACATTCACGTGTTTGCGCCAACATCAACATTTATTGGAAACCTTACTATTGGTAATAATTCATCCTGTGTTATTGATACTCATTATGCCGACACAAACACACCTGGCTCCACTTTAGTTAATTTTGTTAATGCAACAAATTCTTACTATACTGCTAATACTTTAGATATGCGAGGTGAAGCCGGTTCACAAACCGGTGGCATTGGTATTAGGTCTGAACAGAGTATTAACAGGTGTAAAGTAAATATTGGCGAGATTTATATTCCAACTGACGCAAAAGGATATCAAAGTGATGAAGACGGTAATTTAACTTTTGGCAGAGTAAATCTTACAGGCGATAACTCATTCGCGTTTTACTTATTTGGCGTAGATGGAAATGCAAAAACTGATATAACATGCGGGGAAATTATTGCATCTCCAATAGGCAGTAATACTATGGCCGTTTACTGTAATACTGATAATTCAAAAACAACTTTAATATGTGGCCAGATAGATGTAGCTAAAGTTTATTCTATACCAAAGGCAACAGCTGAACTTTATATAATTTGCCCTAAAATTAATGGTGATAGAACTCAAAATATTATTGGAGTTGTAAAAGAAATTTCAGATATTACTTTTGATTTAAAAGCAGACCAAACCGCGTTGACCGCACACGTTTCTGATGAAACCAATCCTCATAGCGTAACTGCTACTCAAGTTGGTTTAGGCAACGTAGATAATACATCTGATGCAACCAAACCCGTATCTGGACCAACTCAAAATGTTTTAAGTTTAAAGGCAAATTTATCTGATTTATCTAATCACGTTTCTGATTCAACTAATCCTCATACCGTAACTGCTACTCAAGTTGGACTTGGTAACGTAGATAATACATCTGATATTAATAAACCAGTTAGTACAGCAACACAAACTGCTTTAAATTCAAAGGCCAATTCATCTGATTTAACAACTCACATTAATGATTTAACTAATCCTCATAGCGTAACTGCTACTCAAGTTGGACTTGGTAACGTAGATAATACATCTGATGCAACCAAACCCGTATCTGGACCAACTCAAACTGCTTTAAATTTAAAGGCCAATTCATCTGATTTAACAACTCACATTAATGATTTAACTAATCCTCATAGCGTAACTGCTGCTCAAGTTGGTTTAGGAAATGTTAATAATACATCTGATATTAATAAACCAGTTAGTACAGCAACACAAACTGCTTTAAATTTAAAAGCAGATCAATTAACTACATATACTAAAACAGAAGTTGATGCTGCTATAGGTGATGGGGGTGGAGGTGATTTAACCGCTGATGTTACATCTGATGTTAATGTTGGAAGTATTTCAACGGCTGATGTTGTTACAAGCGGCACGACTTTGCAAGAGTTTGTAGAGCAGTTATTGAAACAAACATATTTTCCAACTTTCGTAAACCCCTCTGCATCCCTTACTGATAATCTAGCCTCATCAGTAGAAGCTGGTACAACGGGAATTAATCTATCGGCCGGCTTTAATGCAGGCGCAATTAACGGAGCTCTCACTGATAATATTTGGGATCCAGGCCTAAAGCAAGCAAACAGAGCCGGGGCAGCAAACTCATACGAATTTAGTGGAACTTCTATAATTACAACAACACAGGGCGGATCTACTTTAAGTCAACCCGCTGTTGTAATTACAGATGGTGCTAATACTTTTAATGTTTCTATTGATTACGCAGAAGGCCCGCAACCACTTGACAGCGTGGGCAGCAATTATTTAAGCCCACTGCCAGCTGGAAGCGTGGTGAAGTCGCTAACCGTAAATGGAAGACGAAGAGCTTTTTATGGAACTAACCTCAGTGATAATACTAGTGCTGGTATAAGAGCTTTATCTAATAGTGTTTTAAACCCAGGGAATGGCTCGTCTTTCACAATTAACATTCCTGCTGGTGCAGTAAGTGTTAATTTCTCTTACCCAAATACTCTTCGAAATGTTACTAGTGTTCTTTATGCAGAAGGTCTTAATGCAGATGTTAAGGGATCTTTTGGATCACCCACTCTGGTTGATGTAGAAGGAGCCAATGGATTTAGTGCCATATCTTATAAAGTATATTCATTCACACCACCTTCACCATTTGAAGCTAGCGCAACTTACACCGTAACAATTTAATATAAATAGCAATATGGCATCCATAGAATTTCCTCTTTCATTCACACGACAATTTGTCGGGCCACTTGATACATCATCAGTATATGATTCATTAATAGATCTTCAAGACTATGTTAATAATAATCCTATTGCATATCTTGGTCAAGTTCTTAGTATAGCCAGTGGTGATGACGCTGGCATTTACATCGTTGGTGATGATGGTGCTGGCGGTTTTAATGTTGAAAAATATAGTAACGAAACAGATCTTAGTTCTAAAGCTAATTCATCTGATTTAACAACTCACATTAATGATGCAACAAATCCTCATAGCGTAACTGCTACTCAAGTTGGTTTAGGCAGCGTAGAAAATACCGCTTTATCAACCTGGCCTGGAAGCGGTGCAATTACTACAGTGGGAACACTTGGTAGTTTAACTGTATCTGGCCAAACTACATTTACTAACAATTTCCCGTTCTTACCTTCTGGTCCTCCAACAGACTCAAATCATGCAGTACCTAAAAGTTACGTTGATACTTTATCAGAGGGTTTACATACACACGATCAAGTTCATGCTTTAGCGCTCAGTGAATTAAGCGGTTTAATTGATGGAAATGCTGGGCCTTCTACAGTGAGTTATGATAATGGAACCAATGGCGTTGGTGCCACACTTACTATTGTTTCTGCCGGTGAATTTAACTTTTTATCACCAATCGTATGGGACAATGACCCTGATATTTTACTTACAAATAGAGTATTGGTTATTAATCAGGGAAATACTTTTGAGAATGGAATATATGAGATAACATCATCCACCGTTTTAACTAGAGCGAGTGACTTTGATACCCCAGCAGAAATGGCAGGTGGTGATTTTGTATTTGTTACTCACGGCGATACTTACAATAATACTGGGTGGGTTCTTTCTGAACCTGTTAATACAGTTGGAACTGACGAAGTTCACTTCATTCAATTCTCTGGTGCGGGTTCATTTATTGGCGGGCATGGTATTACAATCAATGGTAACGAAGTTTCTATTCCAAAGAACGAATTAATAGAACTTCAAGATCTAACTATATCCGGTGATTTTAAATTAATAAGCGATCCATTACCACAGGCAAATTATATATTAACAACTGATGCCGCTGGTATTGGTACATGGCAAGAACCGTTTCAATCGACTCTTAATTCAGTCACAACAAACGGAGCAACTACCCTCAACGATATTAGTGTAGGCAGGATTGTAACATTACATCCAACTAATCCAGTCAACAACAACATAGCCTCTGGTAATAGCAGTGCGTCTATTGGAGGAGTTGCAAATGTAGTAAGCGGGAATGGCTCAGTCAGTTATGGAGGTATCGGCCAAGAAGTTAAAGGGCTAGAGTCTTCGGCAATAGGTGGAATAAACACAATTCTAAACACTAGATACACCTCTGCTATTGGAGGAACTGGCAGTGTGGTTGGTTTAGGAACGTTGCTAATAGATGATATAGATGCACAAAATTCGATTGCATTAGGGGGCAACGGTAATATAATTGAATCCGCACAAGCAGCGGCAACAGTAGGTGGAGACACAAATAGGATTTTAACAACTCATCACAGATCCGTTATTTTAGGAGGTCAAAACATTATAACAGATGCCGCGGATACTGCATACGTTCCCAATTTAAATGTCGGCGCAGGATTCAAAATGCCAACAGGCGCAATTGATACCTACGTGCTGACCACTGATGCAACTGGTGTAGGCACATGGCAAGAAGCGGCGGGAGGCGCTGTATCGGATTTAGAGTATTCAGGTGATTGGGATAGTGCCACGAACCCCGCTTCTGCTACTACGGCACCAAGTAAAAATGCTGTATATGATAAGATTGAATTATTAGTAGCTGCTAGCACAGGTACAACAGATTTAAGTATTGGTAATGTAACTGCGTCTTCTTTAGATATACAATCTAACACAGGAAACAATGCGACAATTCCAGCAGCAACAACAGTATCTGCTGGATTATTAACAAACGCTCAATTTGATAAGTTGTCCAGCATTACTGTAACAAGTGCGATTAACCTTGATACCTTAACATCTAACATACAATCAAATTTATCCTATACATCAAGTGCAACAAACGGAGTTGTAACAAATAGTGATGGAAGCGGTTTTATAATTCCTGCGGCAACAGCAGTAGCTGGCACTAACATCGCTGGATTATTAACTCCAACTCAATTTGATAAATTAGATTTAATTAGTATTGTTACTGATCCGGTTGATCTTAATGCTTTATCGAGCGATCTTAATACTTTATCGGGTGATCTTACTACTTTATCAACCGGCGTTTCAACAATTGCGGGGCGGGTTGGTACTTTAGAAANANACGTTAGTGCAATAACATCTAACGTATCGACAGATTTAGGTATTGGTACTCATAATGATATATCATTACAGATAACGAGTAGCGATGGAAATGATGCGATAATTCCTTTAGCAACGGCGTCAACTGACACTAACCTTGCTGGATTATTAAGCCCAACGCAATTTGATAAGTTGGGTAACATTACAGTTGCATCGCCCGTTAATCTTGATACCTTATCATCCACAGTTGGCGGAATAACATCTAACATATCGACAGATTTAGGTATTGGTACTCACAATGCAACATCTTTACAGATAACGAGTAGCGATGGAAACAATGTAACACTTCCTGCAGCGGATACCAACCTTGCTGGATTATTAACGAACGCTCAATTTGATAAGTTGGACAACATTACTGTAACAAGTCCGATTAATCTTGATACCTTATCATCCACAGTTGACGGAATAACATCTAACATACAATCAAATTTATCCTATACATCAAGTGCAACAGACGGAGTTATAACAAATAGTGATGGAAGTGGTTTTATAATTCCTTTAGCAACAGCAGTGGAGGATACCAACATTGCTGGATTATTAAGCCCAACTCAATTTAATAAATTAAATTTAATTAGTATTGTTACTGATTCGGTTGATCTTAATGCTTTATCAACCACCGTTGATGGAATAACATCTAACGTATCGACAGATTTAGGTATTGGTACTCATAATGCAACATCTTTACATATAACAAGCAGCGATGGAAACAACGCAATACTTCCTTTAGCAACGGCGTCAACTGACACTAACCTTGCTGGATTATTAAGCCCAACTCAATTTGATAAATTAGATTTAATTAGTGTAACAAACACAATTGACCTTGATAACATTGTTGGGTCTGGTGACATAA